TAGCAAAACCTGCTTGCTGTTCTGGAGTTCCAAATCTTAGCTTCTGCCCATCGGTTCCGTTCATCCAATCAAAGACCGTATTCGCCTCGACCAAATGGTTTTCGCTCTCATCTTGCGCGACTGGAACAGTACTGGTTTGTGGTGGCATTGCTTTCAAAGCTTGCTGTGCCTGCAGCATCATTGCCTGCGCTTCAGGTGGAACTTGTTGTCCAGTCACCTGCGCTTGCTGTGCTCCCACCTGGGCTTTTTGTAAAGCTGCTTGCGTATTCAAGAACTGCGGATTGTCGATTGGTCCTCTACGTAGCAATAACTCCATCTCGTTATTTTGCTTGGTAACCGATGAAGCACCTTGCACCTTGAAGTTCTTCATACGAAGACCACTGGCTACTTCCGCCAAGTTTGACGGCCCTAGAAACCATGAGTTCAACAAAGGATTAGCAGCACTCATAGAAATCATATTTTCTATCTTGGCTTCCTTCTGTTGCCAAGACTCAGGGAACGCTGGGTTAGACTCAGGATAACACAAAACCTTACCTGCGAGCAAGTTGGCGGTGTTAACCGTTAAATTTCCTTTTCCTGGTATGTTCTGTTTGATTTCCTTGCCATCTCTACACTCTGCCGCGCATTGAACTGCCTGCCTTGCTGCCTCAGCAAACATGTCCTGAATGTTATTCCATGGGCATCCTATGCGCTGCAGTGCTTGGTCTCTCTGAATCTGTGGGTTACCTACGGTTTGTTCACCCGTAGCGGCACCGAACAAAGAAGGCAGTGCGCCAGAGATGTCCTCAGCCACAGTAGTCATGAAGTACTTGATAGCTTCGAACATCGAAGGTTGTGGCTGCGGTGTAGGCTCCACGAATATGTACTGATCCATGGTGGTCAATCCAGGTTGAACCTGGAATGGCCCTGTAGTGCCTGGGACGTTAGGCTCGTTCTTGACGGCTTCCATATCGAAAGCCTCGGAATTCATCCACTTCTTGGGTACGGTTCGTTTGAAGAAGTCGTCCAATAAGTCCACCCAGTCGTTGATGCGCTTCTGAATGGAGATGAGTGCGGAACCTAGTGTGCGTCTATTCTGTCCCTTACCAGGGAGCGGGTGTCCGACCACCAGGTGGTCGTCCATGCCTTCATTTCGTGCGAATGCGAATTCTGCTCCAGCGCGTGCTAGAAGGGCTCCGTTGGGAAACGCCTCTAACAACTCTGCCTTGGCCTCATCGCTGACGGATTGATCTAGGAACATCGATGGACGGAACCACGTAAACTTCACAGTGGTGTGTCTCTCCAACGAATCCCCTGTGACGTACGCACCTAGAACCGCTTGTCGTACGTTCTCACGTGCGATGCGGTCAAGTTGCGTCTCTGACATCCCATCGGTACCGGGGTTGATCTTGCTTGCGATCCATGGGAACATTCCTCTTGCAGTTGCTACGTCCACATCAAGGGAAAGTTGCACGAATGGAAAGTCATGAAAGTCATCAATCGCAATCGGAACCTTGTGATCAAGTTTTCCGTGTATGGTTGTGACTTCTCGACCTAAAGGTCGTTTGTCTTCACTCTCTGATCCCGCAGCATTCAGTAGGTCTTCTATACCTTTTATGCCGCTGTCTGAGGAATCTTCTTTGGATGTTTCAAGTCCTAGCACATCGTCCAACTCAGTTTGTCCTGTTGGTGTGCCATCGGGCGGGTTTAGGATATCCTCTGGGACTGTGGGTGCCTTTACATCTCCTTCAAATCCGTATTTCTGTCCATCCAATTGATAGCGTGTCCACATAAGGACACGACCTTCGTTCCAGAACATGCGAGAGCAATCCACTAGGACTGCATGAAGATTGTTGTTTCTTGCCCAAATATCTTTGAAGCGGTCCGCTTCTTCGGCTGCGATTTGGTCTGGACCGTAATCCGGGTTAGCCGGAAAAAATTCTACCTTCGGCACTTCACGAGATAGAGCGGCAACGATAATGTCACCCTTAGGACCATAGACATTGGTATCGTAAGTTGTGCTGCTTGTCTTCTGTCCAGATGCTCCCCACTCTGATCCTTGATTAGGTAGCACCCAGCCGCCGCGTTTACCGCGAAGCAAATGCTGATACCCTCTTTCGAAGTGGAGCGCCTCCCAGGCCTGCTCTACCTCCATGCGTCTTGCATATGTATCCGTTTGGGTTGCAATCTTGTCTAATCCTAATAGAGCGCCTCTGGCCTCTTCGCTCAAATCTGCGAAGGGTTCGGGGCTGTATGGAAAACTCGCGTAGACTCCAAGAGGACTGGAGTTCGGGTCTTCTTGAGAATCGGAGCCGCCTATTTTTTCAGTACCTGCACCTTTATCTTGTGGCACTACATCTTCTGCGGCCATACACTCTCCTCATTGTTTAACTTAGTGGTGCATTGCAGCGAACCCTTTGGCCGATGCCTTCATGCGCTTCACGTGCTCACTGTCTCCAGCCTTGGGTTCCTTCTGGGACGCGGTTAGTGTCTGCCCACGCGGTATGCCAAGGGCATCGTGGAGGCCGCCCTTCTTCACACTGAATGAGCCGTGCGAACCAAGGTCAACTTTGTGTTGCTTATGTCCGATTGCCATGAGTTCTCCTTAGTATACACCTTTGCCGTTGTTCCTGTGTTGTCCTGTGGCAGAAGAGTTATTTCCTTTTTTAATACCCATGATCACTCGTTTGAAGGAGGATGGGTTCTGATCTTTCTTAGACATTGGAGGTTGTTGTGGTGATGGGTCCAGCTTTGTGCGCTTTCCTAAGCCGATGCTCATACGCTCTCTCCGCTCGTCTTCCCTGTGGCATACTCGCCTATGTTCTTAGGTTTCTTCTCTTTTTTAGCAGATGGGGAACCCATTGCCTCAGCCATGTAGTCCTGATGGTTTGAGAACTTGAGATTCGTAGAAGGGTTAGGCAACTTTGACTTTGGTCGTGATAATCCTAATGCCATACTATGCCATCCTCATAGAGCCGCGTGACAACTGCCCACCACTATCAATCCTGGGCTTCTTCTTACGTGGGGCTGGGGTGGGAGCCTCACCCGTCATCCAACTCGGCATCTGCGAAGAGTTGGTAGTCACAGCAGGCCCGACTGGCGCTCCCGTAGATGCTGTTGGTATTTTCTTTCTTCCCATGCCTGTCATTTCTTCCCCCACCAACGGCACCACGCTACCGCGTGCACCTTCACATCACCGTTGGGCAACTTAGGACGTTCAGAAAGTTCTTTCATCTTTGGACCATTGCAGCCGTTCTCTTCTTTAACGAAGTGCTCACAATTGAAGCAATGTTCGCTACTGCCAGGGTGATGTGACATGTAACCAGTTTTAGGTTCCTTGAGGATAGAGAAAATTGTCTTAGACATGCTTCTTCCTGCCTAACCCAGTTGCTTTCTTCTCCGGCAGGTGTTTGAAGTCCGTAGCTGCAGACCATTCTGCCAACTTCTTCTTGCCCCCAACCTTCTCGGGATGAGCGTACAAGAAGCCCTGCTGTGCTTTGGATTGGAAGGGCATGTTACTGACTCCCGCCGTATGCAGCGGCGTTGCGAACTGCGCCTGCAGGTACTGTTACAACCAATCCCGAAGTCACTAGAGTTACTGTGAGCAACGCCTGATCCCCAGTCCCACTAATTGCTGTGCATGTGCCAAGCACGGTACACTGGTCCTGTGGTGCTCCGTAGTTCTTACCACCGTTGAATGACAACGCGGGATGCGCGGCATCGTTGCTGTGCTCAACTGCATTGGCGTCATTTGCTTGGATCACAAACTGCGTTGGTGACCATGCGGTTTCCACGGTTACACTTGCGAGTCCCGAAGGAATAGTGCTGCCGAACGGTGCCGTGGAAACCACCAAGGCAGTGATGCTAACCTGATCACCAACGAATACTTGCTTCCCGTCCTGACTAATTGATGGTGTTACTGCCATGGTGTCTCCTTATTATACCAAATCGGGCATTTCGAACGAGTCATTTTCCGAACTAGCCGAAGCCTGATCTTTGCCCTGGTGATAAGGACTATCATGATCCTTAGCCTGCCCATCAGCAGGGTGTCCTGCTAATTTCCTACCTTCGTCGTGTGCTTCGGACGGGTCTTCATGCTCACTCATATTCGTGTGTCCATCGGGATGATGGCTCATTACGTGGCTCTTGCCACCCTCGTGGTGTTTAATATGCACGGTGTGTGCGGCCCCATGCTCCGCTACAACGGGATGCACTGTGTCTTTATTTTCCTCGTCTGGATTCTGTTCATCCTGACTGTTTGTTTCGGGGGCTTCATTGGCTTCATCTGCGCTGCTCTCGTTTGCATCTTCCGCAGGAGACTCTTTTTCCTCGCCACCCATCTTGTGCATTCCATCGGGTGAATGGTCTTCGTCGTACCGTTTGCCAGCAAAACTTGACCCAAATTTCTTACCCGGCGTCTTCTTTGATTCGAACATTGTAATCTCCTATTCGGCTATGCCGAGCAATCTCCATCTAAAATCTTTTCAACGCGAGCCACTACTGATTTCTTGCTCTTCTCTACAAAATCTTTGCAACTCATAGAGGTAGGCACCCACCCAGCGCGAGCCGAAAGGCTACTGCCGTCCTCGTAAGAGCAGGATATTTTGTAACCGTTCTCTGCGACACAAATGCTAATGTGACAGAGTTCGCCTTTGTCTTTTTCTTTTTCCATTACGAAGCCTCTGGATTCTTTTCAATGTCTTCTGGCGACCTTCCGCCTTCAATCAAGTCTGCCGTCCACTCCCCGTCTTTACCGAGATGCATACAAAAAAGTCCTGCTTCGTCAATGTCGAGTATGGTTCGGTCCTTAAACAACAATTCACTAATGCGTCTACAGTTTGAACCAGAGAGTATAACTAAGAATGGCCCGCTGTGCTTAGACTCTTTCTCAAGTTTTTTGATGAATGTGTCAAATCTCTCAGTGAATTCCTCATACGATTCGCCGTCCGGGGCTTTCCTGGTTGGATGCTTAATCAAATCTACAACAACGGCTTTGTTAGGTTTCTTCGGATCACCTGCGAGCGACCCAAGGTTCCATGTCTTTAGTTTAGGTGAAGTCTTTACCTTTGGTTTGGAAGGTAGACCAGACTCAACTATGTGCGCCGTTTCCTCTGTGCGCTTCAAAGGGGAACTATAGATAGTGGTAATGGGAACGTCTTTAAGATGCTCAGCAAGCGCCACGACTACGTTTTTCCTACCGTCGTCATTCAATGGTAAGTCCAACCATCCATCGGAGCGGTGCAGATCATCTAACGCGGTTTGCCCATGGCGTAGACAGAAGATTCTTTGCTTGGTATTGGAATCCTTGGCTCTTTCTTCGTCATACCTACGCTGTGCATAGATGGACCCGAATTTCTTCTCAGGATTAGTCGTAGATTGGTGCATTGTTTTCTCCTAACCCTTGGCGGCGTTTGCTTCTTCTGCTAGTTCCTTAGCGTTCCGCTCGTCGTTAGCTCGGACCTCTTGTTGCCAACGCGTCATGGGTGGCGGGGAATTGAAGTCTTTGAAGTTCGGCATCTGCGGTGCTTTGGCGGCAGGGTCAATCCCCACGCGTCGGTTGATTGCCAGCTCGTACATGGCAACCTTCGCGTTTAGAAGAGCCTTTTCACTTCTTAATTCTGCGATTGTCTGATCCTTGTCCTGCTTCATTTGTTGGATATCGGACCTAGCCATGAGCAGATCAGTTTCCAAACGTTCTATCAACTTAGGATAACCATTGGAACGCTTGGGATCAACCGTTTTCTTTCTCATTCTGAATCTCCTAGTACTTTGATTTCCCAACCCAAACAGGTTGATCCTTCTGTCGGAACATCACTGTTTTTTTCTTTGCATCCTCTGCTAACTTTAGATTATAAAAGTGAGCCGCATAGGGGTCTGTCTTAACCAGTTCTTTGAGTCTATCTCGTTGCTGATCTGAAACAGGTTTCTTGCGAGCCGCCAAGTATCCGTACAGACCATAACGAAAGCCGTCATAAACGTCGTCGCCTTTGGCATCAACTTTTAGTACGTCGTCCATCTCATCAGGATTTCTCATTAATGATGGTATGGCTAGGATAATCTCCTTGCAACTATCAAGGATAACCAGATCACCCTTCTTGAACATGTTGTACATTAGCGAAGCCGAACCTATGCGATCCCTCGTTGCCGGTGTTACGGAAGGCATTCCTACTTCTCTCAATGCGCGAGAATACTCATCGGCGGGGGAGTGTGCCTCCATCTGCCGAGCAAATTTTTCGTGAGAGAAGTATATATTCTTTGGTTTGAAAGGCGTGCCGTTTGGCAGCTTGCATTTGCTAGAAAGTATGGAAACCAACTGCTGCATGGTTTTTCCACCCGTTACCACTGCTTCTGCAAAGCAAACCGTTTTCAGCTTGTAGTCATCTCCAATAGAGGTTTTAACTAGCGCCTTCGTGAAAAAGAAGGCTGCATTGGCGTGAACAACTCCCCAGTCTTGACCAATCCATACGGGCTGAAAATCTTGCCAAATAATTGCATCGGGATCGTCCCTTAGATTTATCACGTGGTAGTAAGGATCAAAAACATCAAAGTATTGACCATCTACCGTGCCGTCAAGACCAAGCAACATTTTGTCGCGCTTGGCTTTTGGCATGCTCATTAAACGAGCAATAATGCCGGGATCACGTTTCAGAAGTTCTTGGTTGTCTAATACAGTTGAGCGCTGACATGCATATTTAGATGGATCATATATAAGACGCCATTCTCCACCTTCAATTACCCACCACGTACCGTTGGTCTCATCTTTGCGAGCATCCTCAGGTTTCATCCATGGTTCTTTTTGTGTGAATACCGTACGATAAAATTCGTAGTGGGGTCCGAGAGGATTCGAGCAGCCAATGATAACTGGAAAAGGAAGATTACCTGCTTCGTCGCGTTGACAGCCAGCATTTATAATATTTCTAGAAAATAACATGAGCCATGCGTCTGCAGAAAATTGACCGCACTCGTCCACTAAAATTCCGCAATACGCTTGTCCCAAATACTGCTCTATATCGCGTTCTTT